TGATGCTTCTGATTCTCCAGTTAATGACATTCACGAAGAAGAAGTAATTGCTGAGAAAAAAGCTCCAAAAAATGAAACAAAAGAAGTAGAGGACTTAGGTCCTGCTGTTACATCTCCAACTGACGCTAAATCTGCATCTGCAAAATCTGGTGAAAAAACAAAACAAACAAGTACAGCACAAACAAAAGGTGCTGCACCTGCTGATAAACCAGAAACACTAAAAGCAGAAGATATGGTAAAAGCTATATCTGATAAATTAAGTAAAACAGATGAAAAGAAGTTAGTAGCGATGTACAATAGTATCGTCAAGGAAGCAGTTCATAATGATGAAGATGATGAAGATGAAGATGACGAAACTAAAAAAGAACTTGCAAAAGCTAAAAAAGAAGCAACGGAAAAAAGAATTAAGGAAATCAAAGTCAAAGAAGACGTTGATGCCCTAATATCTGGAGAAAACGAACTTTCAGATGAATTCAAAGACAAAGCTTCTACAATTTTTGAAGCTGCTGTAAAATCAAAAGTCAGAACAGAAATTGAAAGACTAGAAGATGAATATTCTAAGGAACTTACTGAACAATCTGATAAAGCAAAAGATGAGCTCGTTGAAAAAGTAGATTCTTATCTTGACTATGTAGTTCAAGAATGGATGAAAGAAAACGAACTTGCAATTGAAAGAGGATTAAAAGGTGAGATTTCAGAAGACTTTATTGCTGGTCTAAAACAATTATTCGAAGACCATTATATAGATGTTCCTGACGAAAAATACGATGTGTTAGAAGCTCAATCCAAGAAAATTGAAGAACTTGAAGAACAACTCAATTTACAAATTGAGAAGGACAAAGAACTTCATTCAGAAATTGGCGAACTGACAAAAGATTCTATCATAAAAGATGTATCTGACGATTTAGTTGATACAGAGGTAGAAAAGTTCAAAGGTCTTGTTGAAGATGTTGATTACTCAGATGCTGAAAGTTATAAATCAAAACTTGAAACATTAAAAGAATCATATTTTCCAAAAAGAGCTGAAGAACAAAGCACAAATGAAATATCAGATGACGAACCCGTTAATGAGGTAGAAACATCTGGTAAGATGGCTGAGTATATGTCTGCTATCAGTAAAACTCATGAACGTGCAAAATAATAATAAAGTAAGTGAAATATATTGATGGAAGTAGAGACATATACTAAAATAAAGTAAAATTTAAAAAGGAGAAACGAAAAATGTTTCAATCAAACAATTTACAAGAAAAGTGGCAGCCAGTCCTTGAACATCCAGATTTGGGTGTAATCAATGACCCTTATAGACGTGCTGTTACTACTGTTATTCTCGAAAACCAAGAAAAAGCGTTAAGAGAAGATAGAAGCTTTTTGAACGAAGCTGCGCCAGCTAACTCAACTGGTACTAACGTAGATAATTGGGAGCCAATCCTAATTTCATTAGTTAGACGTGCTATGCCTAACTTGATTGCATATGACATTTGTGGTGTGCAACCAATGACAGGCCCTACTGGTCTTATTTTCGCAATGAGAAGTAGGTCAGTATCACAAACTGGTGCTGAAGCGTTAGTTGACGAAGCTGATTCTGGTTTGTCAAACGATGACGCTGCTGGTGATTTAACATCATCTGCTGCTACTGGAAGCAACCCTGCAACTCTAAACGATTCACCATCTGCTGGTACATACTTAGCACCAGGCGGTATGACTACTGCACAAGGTGAAGCATTAGGAGATGCAGCTGCAAATGCTTTCGCAGAAATGGCTTTCTCAATTGAGAAACAAACTGTTACTGCTAAATCCAGAGCATTAAAAGCTGAATATTCTATGGAACTCGCACAAGACCTTAAAGCAATTCATGGTCTTGACGCTGAAACTGAGCTTGCAAACATTCTCTCTGCAGAAATACTTGCAGAAATAAACAGAGAAGTTGTAAGAACAATTTACATTGTTGCTAAAAAAGGTGCCCAAGTTAACACTACTACTGCTGGTATCTTTGACTTAGACACAGACTCTAATGGTAGATGGTCAGTTGAAAAATTCAAAGGACTATTATTCGCTATCGAAAGAGATGCCAACGCTGTTGGTCAACAAACAAGGAGAGGAAAAGGAAACATAATTATTTGTTCTGCTGATGTCGCATCTGCACTACAAATGGCAGGTGTCCTTGATTACACTCCAGCAATAAACTCTAATCTTAATGTTGATGATACTGCAAACACATTTGCTGGTACATTAAACGGAAGATATAAAGTTTATGTTGACCCATATGCTGCAAACGTATCTGCTTCACAATACTATGTGGTAGGTTACAGAGGTAGTTCACCTTACGATGCTGGTATCTTCTATTGTCCATACGTACCACTACAAATGGTAAGAGCAGTTGGAGAAGATACTTTCCAACCAAAAATTGGATTCAAAACAAGATATGGTATCACAGGTAACCCATATGCTTCAGGTGTACTTGCATCTGGAACTGCTGCTGGTGATGTCGGCGCATTAGACGCAAACGATAATGTTTATTATCGCAGAGTCAAAGTCACGAATTTAATGTAACTAACCTTATGTATTACATTAGTTCGTTACTGCAACTTCACGCAAGTAAACGAAACTGCAAGAGAGGGAACATTAGTTCCCTTTTTTGTTATCACTAAATACATGAGATTTGTAATCTTATAAATAGTTATATTCTGTAACACACTAACTCAGAAAGAGGAGAGTTTTTTTGGTTGATTTACCTAATAAAAGATATAAAGTAATTTACGCAGACCCACCTTGGTTGTTTAGAACAAGGTCAGATAAAGGAAGGGCAAAAGAAAAAAATCCTGAGGCACACTATAATTGTATGTCTTTAAATGATATATGCAATTTGCCTATAAAGGATATTGCAGATGAAAATTGTGTATTGTTAATGTGGGTATGTGACCCTATGTTAGACCAAGCTATGAAAGTTATTGACGCTTGGGGATTTAAGTACAAGACAGTAGGCTTCACATGGGCAAAAACAAATAAGAAGACACTTGGATTTTTTACAGGTCTAGGATATTGGACTAGAGGTAATCCAGAAATGTGTTTACTTGCAACAAAAGGTAGACCAAAAAGAATACATAAAGATGTTGCACAATTGGTGATTGCACCAAGAGGCCGACATTCTGAAAAACCACTTTTACATGGAGAAATAGAACGACTTGTAGAAGGCCCGTATATTGAACTATTTGCAAGAAAAAAGACCAGAGATAATTGGGACTTTTGGGGCAACGAAGTATGACAATTATGAAGAAAGAAAAGCACAAACGAAAACTAACAGAGGAACATAAAGCAAAGATTGTGCGTACAGGACAAAAACAATCTCAAAGACAAAAAGAATTAGTTGCAGATGCAAACTCTATGAAATGGTTAGTTCATAATTTATCTACAGGTAAAAAAGAAACAACATATAATTTATGTGAGTATGGTAGACAGAATAACTTAGGAAAATCATGGCAAGGAAATGCCCTACGTCATGGATATAGCAAAGGATATAAAGTAAAAAGATTATCTCTAACCAAATCAACTCCAACATCTGGATATCGTACAAAAGGTAAAGGAAAGTGATTAAACATATTATAATTTTATTGTTATTATGTACAACACCACTTCATGCAGAAACAAGTATTGTTATAAATGGATTGTCTTGGCATGATAGTGATATAGACTTTAATGAAAAGAACTATGGTTTGGGATTAGAAATAAATTTAAATAAAAAAGTTTTTATATATGGTGGTTTTTTTAAAGACAGTTTTAATGAAACAGCAAAATATGTAGGAACGGGTTATAAAATTTACACAAAAAAAGAATTTAGTTTTAACGTAGTATCGGGAATAACACATAAAAATGTAAATTGGAATGAGGAAAAATTGTTTCCATATATACTTCCAAGTATTTCATTTTATAATTTTAATCTTATTGTATTATCAGAAGGTCAATATAAAGATTATGAATGGCCTACAACATTGTTTCTACAATATAAAATAAATTTGTATGAATTTCTGCATAAAACCCAGTAATAGAGTGATTTAATCTTATAAATAGTGTTATCATAGGGAAAGAGAAGAGAGAGTTTCTATATCTATAGGAACGATTTAAAAAAAAACAT